GATACCATAAGTGTTTTCAGTCATAGGGCCTGTAAGCACCTGAGTGGCGAAGTTTGACACACTAGATGATGTATTGGATTGTGGATTGGCAACTGCTGAGGTATTTGCGTAACTAGGCAAACAATAAAAAAGGCTTATTAATTGGAAAATATAATAGTAGTATCTGTAACCACCTCTGAAGTTACTTGTCTTGTTATATCGGTTATAGATTCCAGAGATGGGCCTTTGTAAAATTCTGAAAACTGAAAGCTTTCCGATGTTTGCTGCCAGTTTGGTTTTTGATCCATATTTAAGCCAGTCCATTCATAAGTAGTTCCATTGATGCTTTCTGTGACTGTGGCATTTGGCATAGATAATGTCTCGCAATTACCGCATGAAATACCAGAACCCGTGACACTATAGGTATAGCCTGAATTATAACGAATTTCTCGTATATTTTCTGTAAGATTATTTGTGGTAACGCTTCGGCTTGTACTTGTGGCACTTGTAAAATTAGGTACTACTGGGATCGCATAGGCTGGGCTGATAAAAAATATTATCGGCAGATATTTCCACATTAATCAAGAGTTAAATCAGTCACAAATTGACCTGTTAATACAATTCCTGTTCCAGTTCCTCCTGTTAACGTCATTGTGTGATGGTCAAGTGTTACGGCTGCTGTTCCTACGCTTCCAGCGGCAGTTGAGGTTAAATCACTAAAGTTGCTAACTGTTCCAACTGTCGGGGCTGATCCAGCAGTAGCATCGCCTTCAAGGTACGACTGAGAAAAACTGAAAGTTTCGCCTGCTACCGTCTGTGTGGCACTTGGCATGGTTACTGATGGAACGCCATTTGTAAGACTTCCAAAGCCACCCACAGTCGCAGTATCACCGCTTGTAGTTGTTATGTTTGTACCGCTTATGCTATAACTTGAACCTATTTTATCTGCAGAAGTTCCAGCCGATACACTTTCTAATTTTACACTTGAGGTAAATGTACTTTGTATATCACAATAGGCCGCAGATGGAACACAAAGGGCGGCAATAAGTAAAAACTTTTTCATTTAGTAGTTGCTTTAGTGTTCTTATTGTCTATTGTAGTATCTTTTTTCTTTTTTATCTGAAAACCCAGCGAGGCTGTGGAAGCACTGAAGATCGAGGCTATGAAAGTTGGATCGAAGTCAACTATTTTTTTACCTGATGGCGGTTCGTAATATGAGAGAGATAATAAAGTTGCTGACCATAAAAGTACGCAGACTTTTACAATAGTTTCAACTTTACTTGGTTCTTGATCTTCCATATAAAAAAAGCTGCTTGTGGGTATCTCTAAGCATTGACCACTGCTTAACAAACAGCTATGTGCCAAATCTAGCAATTATTGGTATGTTTGGAAAGTAACACAAAAAAAAACAATGTCAAAGTTTTTAATCAATCTATTTATCAGGTTCGGCAAGAGTGAAAGTCTACGCAAAGGTGTCCTTTCCATCTTGAAAGATTTAGTGTCCAAATCAGATAATGAAATTGATGACGCAATAGTAAAGATGATTGAAGAAAAATTATTTCCAGTTAAATAATGGATATTATCAAGGCTCTTACATCTACTTACAGCCTTGAGGGTGAGTTTGAAGTGCAAAAGTCTATACAGTTTATTGAAAAACTAGATGATATTGAATTGCTAAAGCCTTATTCAATAAAGTTATTACAAACAAATGCAAAGCAAGCACATTTTATAAGTTCTTCTCTTGAAGTTATATCTCAGCAAGCTACATATATATTCAAGCTAGAAAAACAATTAAACAAGAAAAAAGCGACTTTTTGGAGCCGCTTCAAGTTTGTTATATTTGGAAAAAAGTAGAGGTCTTACAGACTTTTATCGCTTATTTACTGACTCTAGTGTGGAGGCGAAGATAAAACCCCCATTTACCCACCAGTAAATCCTCGAAGGGAACTCATATCTTTTTACAAAGTTGTTGCGTCAGGCTATCAGGGCAATCGACCTCAAAATTGTAAAAGAGCAGCTTTTGACTCGGATTGGAGGGAGTCATCATGCCTCTAGGTCAAGGAACTAAATCCTTTTCTGTAATATCAAACCACATTGCTGATTCAGAAACCAAACCAGTTATCTCATCTGTTTTTGTAACCTCACAGAACTCAAAAAGTTTTTCTGTTTCTGGCTCGTAAAAGATTTGACCCACATAAGGATTAACAGGAAAAGAAATTAATTTCATAGTTAGAAAGGAAGATCATCTGGTAACTCAGGTTGGTTTGCTCGTACATCTACAGTCCTCTCAGAGGCATCTTTATGAGGCATAGGCTGTATTCTGCCAGAGTTGCCCCACATACCGCCCCAAAGCGAAAATCCAGCAACCTCATCATATTCTTTTTGGCTTTTATAGACACGAATCTTTGTTCCATCCATTTTGGCATTATCGACAGCTTGCAAAATCCAGTTTGCAGCTTTAAGACCCTCTTCACAGGTGAAATCAATAACTATGTTTTGATCTGGGGCGTTTTCTTTGTTGCTGTTGTTGCGAGTAAATCTTACTTTTGCAAGGAAGGCAGGGGTGTTTGTCATTGTTAAAAAGGTTTTAAAGGGGTGATTGCGTTTGCCTCTTCCCATGCGAGGACTTTGTGAAGCTGGTATCTGATGCGGGTGTTGCCCCTCGCAAGTGGTAGCGAAAAGGGCAATTCATAGTACTCAGGGCCATAGTCTCTGGCTCTCCAGCTTTTGATGGTATTGGGACTAAGCCCATACCTTTCTGCTAACTGCTCTGTAGTTAGGAATTGAGTTTCGGTGACAGTCATGAAAGTAATTCAGCTTTTTTGGTGTCAAGTATTTTACTGAGGACTTTAAATTCATCTTCAGTTATCTTTCCTTGAGTATAACGCACCTGTAAATTTGATTCATGTGAAATCAATCTCTCAAAATCTGTCTCTTTTTCAATAGCGGCTTTTGCAGCAATAAAGACGTTTTGAGGTGGTGCGGCCTGTCTGGACTTGTGTGGTCTTTCTGTTTCGTTTGCACTTGCAACTTCATTGAAGGCCCAAAGCTCATAACCCAGAGAAAAGGTAAAAGCGGCACAAGCGGCCAAAGCTCTGCGGTGTGAATCTCGAATATCGTTTGCAGTAATCCTTTCACATTTGATAGGATTGTTGCGGCTGTCCATTATGGAATATGGAAACAAACCAGTTTCACCACCTTTGGGGTCTGTAAAATAACACATCAAATAGCCTGTTCCGTCAGGTGCTTTCCATACCGCATTAAAATTCAAAGGGCTTGTAGGCGAATCTGGAGGGAGTTTAAGTTGGAAATTCCAGCCTTTTGCATGTTTATTCAAATAAAATGCGATTCTAGCCCATTTACAGTATTTGCGGCCAGCTTTCTCATAAACGTCTGACGGCTGAATAATATTATCCAGAATAGGTCTTTCCATTGTTGAAATAGTCATTTCTTAATTACCTCTAAAATTGATGATTGTTTTTTTGCTGGTTTCTGAATCTTGTACATTTTGGTGTCATGTCTTGGGGCAACAAATTTGTTTATAGATTCATTTGTGATATAGGAGTTAAAACACTTGATAAAAGCATTGAGCATATATCTTTGTGTTCCGTAATGCCTTTTTCTGAAGTGTGGGTCTGATAGTTGATTTCTAAAAGAAAGCACAACACTGTCTGGAGGAAGATTTGCCCCAAGCGTCACACAGTCCCAGAACTCCCAGATTTGCATATCTGACCAGCCAGCATCTAAAAGCAAAATAGAAAGAACAAGTCCAAGACTCATAGAAAAACATTTAAAGTTTCTATGCTTTTTCTTAATTACTGAAAGCAAAGCCTCGATCTCATCTTGTCTATCTTTATAGATAGCTATGACATCACTGGTAGAGGGCTGTTGTATTGCCGCACCACTCCAAGCTTTTTCTGGAAATTTCTGATAACAAATATAAATTTTTAAGGCGGCAGAAACAATCCGTCCATGTTCACTGCCAAGAATATCTAAAGCATCACCAGTAGATCGCTTAGAACCAGTATCAACAACATCAAAGATACCTTTGTCCATATTAGTAGCAACCATCATTTTCACAGTCTTGCGTGTCTGTAATATGGCGGCCAGTCTGTGTTGACCATCAATCAAGTTGCCATCATGGTCAAATGCAATGCCTTGATTAGTTACTTTCCACTCATCTTTTTCAATAGCGTCTGATAGCTTTTCAAGGTGTGTGTATCTAATAGGCCTATTGTTCTTGTTTCTGTGAGCAAGAATTTTCTTTGCCATGTCTGGAGTAATATCCATGACCTCAAACTTTGGTTTGGTGTCTTTTTCAAATGTGACATTAAATCCATTTGGGTGGTGTGAGTGTTTGGATTCCATTTGGACAGGCGTTTGTGTAGCCTCTCCAGAATTTGTTTGTAGTTGCTTCAAGTATTTCTTGAAGAGTCTGCTCTTGGAGTTCATAACCTTTTTCAATAAAGTTTTGTGAAAGTTGATAAATTCCCACTGAGTAGGGAAACACTTTTTCTACTGCAATGAATATGAAGCGTTTAGCTCCAGTTGCTTGCAAGTAGTGGGCGGCTTGGAGGTGATAATGAAAATTAACTATTGATCTAGTAAATTTGTCAGGGTTAGCACCACCCTCACCAGTTGTTTTGAGGTCGATCACCATGTCATCAACCACATAGTCACAGCGAGCTTTACATGGCAAGCCTGTTTCCCTGTGAGTCCACCAGAAAGACTGTTCTGCCTTTCCAGTGGTGTCATCTATGACATACTTTTTTGCAAAATCATTTCTGCTCAGAGCATTGTAAATGCCCATAAAA